CCAGTTTAATTGCGCAAGACCGATGCCGGTATACGGAGTGCCGGTGCAACTTGGGAGAATGTAATGTTTCCTTGGGTTCCAGCTGCGATTGCTGGAGGAGCTGCTATATTTGGAGGAATGCAGCAAAATCAAGCAAATTCAGCGTTAGCATTAAGGCAGATGGAATTTCAAGAAAGAATGTCAAATACTGCGATGCAAAGACAGGTAGCAGATATGAGAGCTGCAGGTATAAATCCGATATTGGCAGCGAAAGGAGGAGCGTCTTCGCCAGGTGGTGCAACGGCACAAATGACGAATGTATTAGCTCCAGGTGTGAGCTCAGCTTTGCAGGTGAAAAGGGTGAGTGCGGAAACAGATAAAATTAAAGCAGAAACACACCTAATAACATCGCAAAAACCCAAAAGAGATGTAATCGAAAGATTGTATAAAGTGTTAGACAGAATAGTAGATAGAGTATTGCCATCGGAGCAGACCTCGGCAGATAAAATAACACCGTTGAAGCCTACCATAAAATTGGTTGGTAAGAGGCATCCAGACAGTAAAGGTGGTCTGGGAAGGTATCAAATTAGGCAATATGAAACTATGTCTGAGCAAGCGAAACGAATTTACGATGAAAAAATACAGCCATTAATGGAGTTATTATTCTAATGAGTGAATTTGCAACGGCCTATGGGCCGAAAATAAAAGTAGTAGTAGAGTGTCCGAAGGGCAGGACAGAGCAGTCCTTCACAAGGGAGTGCGATATAAACAATATAATGGCCAGGTACGTGAAAACGGGAAATCTGGACCATGCAAAAAGTTACGAGGAGTTCTATGGAGACTCAACAAGCATCGAATTACACGAGGCATTAAATATAATAAAAACGGCGGATAGTATGTTCAACGAACTACCAGCAAAAACAAGGGAAAGGTTCAAAAATGACCCAGGTGAATTTCTGGATTTCGTTCAAGATGAAAAGAATCACCAAGAAATGTACGACCTGGGATTAGCTACAAAACCGCCAACCCCTGTAATACAAGAGCCGGCGGAGCCGGATCCACCGCCGGTAATAGAGCCATAAGCGATAAGTGAGTCTACATGATAGAAAAGTGAGCGGAGCTCATCGTGGTCACGCGAGGTGCAAAGCACGAGCCAGTGAGAGTATCTTATTAAAAGAGCTCATTGTGAGTAAAAAATTATCTCCCCTTGAGGGGAGAGTTAGAGGGGTGTGAGAAGATGTACTTTGAAATAAAAGATTATTTGAAGGCAGTTAGGGCGAAGGAAGTTCGAATAGCACATATTAGTAAGTTCATCTATATGTGCGGACTGGTCCCAAACCAGTCCAAAAAAGAGGACATGATGGCCGAAAAAGCGGTCAGATTGGCCAAAGATAAACTAAAATAGGAGTTATCATGAGAAAACGACGTAAATTAGGTAGAAAAAAATCGAGAAAAATGTTCAGCAGGGGTGCATCACGAACGAAAAAAATAAATATTAGTCCCCGCCCGATGCGTGGCGGGATAAGGTTGTGAGAGGTGTCCTGCTTTCATCCATTGGATGCGTGGTCGCGATTAAAAAAGAGCGGAAAGAGGGAAATATGGTTCCCAAAATTACACAATTACGAGTCTGGCGACCAAAGGATCACGTTGCCATGTGGCCGGTGTATAGGTTGCCGTCTCGATCGTTCAAGAGATTGGGCTTTGCGATGCGTGAAAGAGGCGCAGTTGCACGAAGAAAATTGCTTCGTAACATTGACATACAGAGACGAAGATTTACCCCATGATGGTTCATTGGTAAAACCACATTGGCAAAAGTTCGTGAGAAAATTAAGAAAAAGAATTAGCCCGAGGAAAGTAAGGTACTTTCATGCTGGGGAGTACAGTGAGCTCGGGCGTCCACATTATCATGCGTTACTATTCGGGTACGATTTCAAAGACAGAGTCATATTTAAAAGAGCAAAGGAAGGTAATCTCTATACGTCGGAAACTCTCGACGATATCTGGGGGAAAGGATTCACCAGTGTTGGAGATGTGACCTTCGAAAGCGCCGCGTATGTCGCAAGATATTGTTTGAAAAAGGTCTATGGAGAAAAAAGCGACGAGCACTATGAGCGAGTATATGAGTGGGGTACGGTATTTATAGAACCGGAATACTCCACGATGTCCAGAAGGCCGGGAATTGCGAAGCAATGGTACGACGAGTTTAAAGATGATGCGTATCCATCGGATTATATAACGTCCGATGGTAGAAAAATGAGACCACCAAGGTATTTCGATGAAATGCTTACCTTGGAAAAACCAGAGGTAATGAAAGAGATTAAGGAAAAAAGGATTAGGAGTATAAAGCATAAGGACAATACCCCGGAAAGATTAAGAGATAGAGAGATAGTAAAAAATGCACAATTATTACAACTAAAGAGGAGTTTAGAATGAAATTATGTATATTTGCAGTTTATGATCAAAAAGCGGGAGCGTATTTACCGCCGTTCTTCCTTCCGGAAGTGGCAATGGCGATAAGAACGTTTGGTGATTGTATAAACGATGAAAAACACCAGTGGGGATTGCATCCAGAGGATTATACGTTGTTTCATTTAGGAGATTGGAACAACGTGTCAGCGGAATTTTCAACGATTTTGAAAACAAAGTCGTTGGGAGTAGGAACGGAGTACATAATGGAAATTGAAAAGCAAATGCAACCGCGACTCCAGGGAGTGGAATAAAATGCGTAGTGTAATGACGCACAGCTTTGCAAATGTGCCAAAGGTAAAAATTTCAAGATCGTCGTTTAATCGATCGTTCGGAAATAAAATTTCGTTCGACGCGGGATGGTTAGTGCCAATATTCGTTGACGAAGCGTTACCAGGAGATACGTTTCAGTTGAACTTAAATGCTTTCGCTCGAATGGCAACGCCGATATTTCCGATAATGGATAATTTATTTATGGATACGTTTTTTTTCGAGGTCCCAATGAGATTATTGTGGGACAATTGGAAAAAATTTAATGGTGAACAAACAGACCCTGGAGATAGTATAGATTTTACGATTCCGACAATGTCATCGACACCAGCAACAGGATATTTAAATCAATCATTGCATGATTACCTGGGTCTGCCGACAAAAATACCTGATCTTGTACATTCAAGTATGTTCCATAGAGCTTACAATCTTATTTACAACGAGTGGTTTCGCGACGAAAACCTGCAGGATTCAGTTGTTGTGGACAAGGATAATGGGCCGGATAGTCCAACAGATTATGTATTGTTGAGACGTGGAAAAAGGCACGATTATTTTACAAGTGCGTTAACGGCGCCACAAAAAGGAGCAAGTGTTACATTGCCGCTGGGGACCAGGGCAGATGTTTTAGGTATAGGAACAAGGGCTCCCGCGGCTACAGCGTCTTATCCAGCCACATTAATGTCAGATGATTCATCGACTACGGTACAGGGCTGGTCAATGATAAGTCATAACGAGGTTGCAGTTGCTGGACAGAGTCAGTTGGTAATAGATGAGGGAACTACAGGATTCCCGGATATTTATACAGATTTAAGTACAGCGACAGCGGCAACGATTAACCAATTGAGGCAAAGTTTCCAAATACAATCTTTGCTAGAAAAGGACGCTAGGGGAGGAACAAGGTATACCGAAATTATTTTAAGTCATTTCGGAGTTTCCTCACCTGATCAAAGACAGCAGCGACCGATTTATTTGGGTGGAGGATCAACAGCAATAAATGTGAACCCGATTGCGCAAACATCGTCGACAGATGGGACATCACCGCAAGGGAATTTAGCGGCGATGGCAACAGTAGGATTAACGGGACATGGGTTTACACAAAGCTTTACGGAGCATTCGATTGTACTCGGTTTATGTAGCGTAAGAGCCGATCTCACATACCAACAAGGGTTGCCGAGAATGTTTTCGAGGTCGACAAGGTATGATTTCTTTTGGCCAAGTCTCTCCATTATTGGGGAGCAGAGTATATTAAATAAAGAAATCTATGCGCAGGGAAGCGGAGATCTGGTTGCGGATGCAGCTACGTTTGGATTTCAAGAGCGTTACGCGGAATATAGGTACAAACCTAGCCAAATTGGAGGAAAATTCCGATCAAATGACGCTGTGTCGCTGGATCCATGGCACTTATCGCAGGAGTTCTCCGTGATTCCAACGTTAGGCGCAACTTTCATAGTGGAAAATCCGCCAATGGCAAGAGTAGAGGCGGTACCCGCGGAACCGGATTTCATATTTGATTCATATTTCCAGTTTAATTGCGCAAGACCGATGCCGGTATACGGAGTGCCGGTGCAACTTGGGAGAATGTAATGTTTCCTTGGGTTCCAGCTGCGATTGCTGGAGGAGCTGCTATATTTGGAGGAATGCAGCAAAATCAAGCAAATTCAGCG